ATTAGCAGATTCGCGCACCAGCCAGACGCACGCGCAAGGTAATTCCGCAGAGGCCACGCACTAAAATCACCGAAGTAGAATTTGCTATCTAAAACTGCCACTCTGTAAAAATTCCTATGGGGCGCGCTTGGGCTTCTGACTTCAACAGTTTCCGACCGGGTATCCCCCTAGCAGACAAGCAGACTAATATTATGATGGAATGCTACCGATCTTGATAATAATATTGCTCTGATACCTTAAAGGAAAAACTACCCCCTCAGAGCCGCGAGGTTGCCCGCACAGTTATGTCTGGGATTTTCTTATAACATGATACAATGAAAACTATCCCCGCACGTACAGGCAACCTGTCGCCTTAGAACACCATAACTTCTGGCTCATCTGCTTTGCTGCGGTAAGCTATCGCGTGAGTTGGTGGTGTGATGTCAGTTCTGGATGATGGTTGTAGTAGCTAGTGCTAGATAATGCTTCATGTAGCTAGATGTAGTTGGTGGTGTATCTAGCTTTATGTTCCTGCATCTACATTGCTGCTGTCTGCTCAGTCTGCTTTGCTGCTGCTGGTCTGTTGGTAGATGTAGCTGCCATGATGAAGGTTGTTTCCGGGCATAAATAAAATATCAAAATCAAAGGAGTATAATTTATGTCCGACAATAACACACAGACATCGATTAACATTTCAAACGAAGAATTATCATTCCCTGAATTTACCGTGAATGGGACGCAGTACAGTAACTTTACATTACGTTGTCCTAGCTTTTCAGAGACAGCCGCTAATTTTAATATGATTAGCAAAGCAGGAACACCTGAAGGCAATAAGGCAGCAGCTACTCTGGCTAAGTTATGCTTAAGCGATCTGAAAAATAAATCCGACTTTGATGCATTTCCTTCGCCTGTAGCTTTTACAATCATTAGAAAGTTGGGGGAGAAAATAGTTTAATCAGATCGATCTCCAATCAAAAGGATCTTGATGATCTTAAAGACATGTTGATGGTGATGACCCAAGCATTGAATTGGCCGAATAAATCTCGCAGTGATCCGCATAGTCTATTCAACAGACCCTTAGATGAAGTTCACGATTGGTGTGAATATTTGATTAAACATAAACACAATAAATAAATCTGATGTTTCTCCTTTATCGTATAGTTCAATTTTGAACGTAAAATAAGAAAACCCGGAATAGATGATCAGATAATGATTTTTCTATTCCGGGTTTTCTTTCTAAGATTATAAAGGAGGAAATTCATCTTAGATATTTTATTTAATGAAGGATAAATTCTTTAAGTTGTTTATTTAATTCTAAAAAACTTACACGCAATATTCTCATTATAATACATATAGTTTCCAGATGAATTGACCTTGTGTAATACGTCTCTGGTCATTTGTTCTTTTTGTTCTGTGTAGTTCGTTGATACTCTTGTTCTATGGAGAGAAAGTATTTCAAATGTAAAATTATCTTTTCCGTGTTTATCAATCTGGATATTCACGACCTTTGAACTACTGGTATAATTCTTCCAATCGCTCTCATGTTTAGACCATTTCTTTCTGCCATTAGGCTGTTTTTTTGATCTTCTGCTCCATATAAATTTTTTACCGACATACATTTTGCCGTTTATCTTGTTGGTAATGAGATAAACAAATCCTTCATGCTTAAGGACATCCTCCTCTGAATATCCCGATGGTAACAACCAGTGGCCTGCAGTCAGCGTGTCCTTGTCATAATCAGGGACTATGATGTCTGGTTGTGATTTAAGGAAATTATCTAGGTAATAATCATAAAATTCTTCAGCCTGCTTTACCAACCACGTACAAGCCTGCGGATAACATGTATTTCTCATTGACGTAGAAAGAGCTGCATTTCTGCCTCTCTCCTCCTCGTCAATCCATCCAGAACCTGATCCCCGGCTTTATTCCATACCAAGAATTGATGCGCTGCCTCGTTGATACTGGCACCAGAGTTAATCAGACGTAAGAGCGTACTCCCTCTGAAATTACCAAAGCCGATATTGTATGAGAGGCTTAAGAGAGCGGCATATTGGTTGTCAGATAGTTGGACTTTAACCACGCCGAGTAATTGCTTCAGGAGGCTGTTCAGAAGGGTATATAACTGATTGTCGGCTTCTGTCTGGGTTATATATCCGGGATATGAGGCCGTAACTCTCTGGCCATTCCAGTACGTAAAACCATAGCCACACGTATAAACACCAACTGAATCTTTATAGGTTGATGGTGAAAAGCCTTCAAATTCTTTTATGATCGGTGATGCTAAATCTATTATGTCTGACATTGAATATCCGATCACTCAATGTCAGTAAAATCATCTGAAACCACTTCAACATCTGTTTCAGAAAACTTCTTTTTTATGTTTTTTCTATCGTATTCAGATAATCCATAACGCATGAAGTATGAGATGAGCATTCTATTCGTATCAGCATAAACTCTATGTGCCGGATTTACTTTAACTAACAACTTCCCGTCTTTATCAGTGGAATCATAATACATTCCGTCTGCATCAATTCTTTCCTGTGCTTCTTCCTGCTGATGTAAGAGCGTTATAAATGTCTGAAATACTGGAATATCGCTGGTTTTGAATTCTTGATTTTCAAATATTTTATCAAAATAAAAATTCCATAAACGCAATCTATCTTTATTATTTTTAATAATATCTGGAATCATGTCGTATCCTTTAACTTATAATAGGATACTTATGCTAGTTTGTTCATGCACTATATTCTATAAGAAATTGTTTATTCATAAATAATAAAACAGATACATCTAATTTATTCAAAGGATAGAAATGAATATTAAGGAAATTTTGCACAGCAATAAACTGAATAGGGTTACATTTTACGCAGTTTTGTTTGGTATGGCATCTCTCATTATGCCCTTAACAGCTTGTTCAGAGAAAGAAGCAGAACAGGCAACTATTACATCTGAAGCATCTTTGGGTGTCCTTGAAACTGCAGCTTACCAGTATGAACAGGGTGACTTTGGAACGCCAGATGCCAGTGCAGTAGCTGAAATGAAGGCTCTGGATCAGCAGGCATATACGGCCATCGTGAAGATCCGTACGGCTGCACAGAATGGCGATACCATCACTACGGCTGAACAAGTGGCTGCTACAACGGCTGTCGCGGCTTTTCAGGAATATCTCGTGCAAAAGAACATTGTGACCAGCACAAAATAAACATAGGAGAATTTAATGGATTTAGCAGCAATCGCGTCAATTTTAGAGACAGTTATATCAGATGTTCCAACCCTCATCTCTGTAGTTGAGAAGTTAGTGGCCATCTTTAAAGAAAACAGAGTGCCAACATCAGATGAATGGGCATCTATTAACGCAACCGTTGATGCAGCACATGAAAAACTACAGAACGGATAACATAATCAGCCATTTTCTAAAGTTTTTACATTCAATAATACTGTGAGTCGGTTCTCACTAATTTAAGGAGGTATCAAAACAACACAGGAAAAAGAAAACATGTTTAAGAACTTAAATGACCTAATGAAGTTAATCGTTGCTATTGGTTTTGTTACAATAGGCGTTTCAAACTTTATTCTATTTCCTTTAATAGATGTGATATTTCCTTCTGCACATATATTAAAGAATGAACTACCTGTATTACAGGCATTCGGGAATATATTAAAGCCATGATGTTTATAACAATAATGATAATGATCTATTACACACTCAAACATCTTTATGACGATGAATAACGGTAAGAAATACACAATAGGATAATGGAGAGAGAATAACGGTAAGAAATACATAAGAATAATGAGTATTAACAAGGTAGTGTAATTGTTGATATTTTAACGCATTAGATAATCATAAAGATAGTTTGATATATAAGTTAAATATAAAAACAATCTATTTAAAAGGAGATATTATGAAAGATTATGGTATGCCGTTCTTTATAGCTTTTTGCGTATCATCTCCAATATCTATTCCATTATCTCTGTATGGAATTGGAGTTCCATTACCGTTTGATATGTCGATATTCACCATTCTCCTTTCTTATCTGTGGATACTCATGAAAGGAAAAGAATGAATTTAATAAAGTCCTATTTTAGTAACAAACCAAGTACAAAAAAATCATACCAACCGACTATTACCGAAGCACCAATCCTCAATACATTCCCGTGGTCTAATATAGGGGCTACATCTTCTGGTGTTGCTGTTACTCCACGCACTTCTCTCCAACATTCTGCTGTGTATGCATGCGTGCGAACAATCACTGCAGATATAGCCAAGATACCGCTTCGTCTGGAGAAATACGTGGATGGCGGATGGGTTCCAGATAAGTCTAATCCTAAAGGCCATCTGATTGATAACCCTAATGATAGAATGGTTGGTTATGAACTGATTGAAGCTATCGTTTTTTCAGTTTTGACGTCAGGTGATTCATTCACAGTCGTTATACGTGACAAAGATAAAAACCCGATAAAACTGATCCCATGCCGTCCGTATTCTGTATCTGTTATCGAAGATCCAGATGATGCAGAGCTATATTATCGCGTCAATGAGCCTCTCTTAAGGAAATATAAAACATCTATCTCATCTGAAACTGGCGATACGAGAGTTATCTACCACGATGACATGATCCGTACCCGCAATCTTTCATTTGATAATGGTGTGTACGGAACGTCCTTGATCCAGATAGCTCAAGAGGCATTTGGCTTATCTCTGGCCACACAGGAAGCCGCAGCGAGGGCCTTTCAGAACGGATCGCATATCAATGGCTTCTTCAAGCTGGATGGTGGTGTTGGCAAAGAAACCATCAACAAGAACTTTAACGCTCTGCAGAGAGAAATAGCCGGTATCACCAATTCAGGCACCACCCCAATTCTAACCGGTTTAGATTGGGTGAATATGGACGCCAATGTGAGTGAATTACAACTCGTTGAATCCAGAAGAGAGTCCACCTTAGAAATAGCCAGAATGTACCGCGTTCCAGCATACAAATTGTCTCTGGCCGATACGGAAAAAGCTGCCAACATCAGTGAACAAGAGCAGTCATATATCACCAATACTCTCATTCAATACACACGCCCATTAGAGCAACATATGGATCGCGTTCTTCTGAATGACAAAGAAAAGGGTTTTTACCGTTACAGGTTCGATTTTACCAAGCAGGCAGAACCGAATGAACAGGTAAGATCACAGTTCTACCAGTCAGCAATTACGATGGGGTGGATGAACGTCAATGAAGTTCGCCAGAGAGAAGATCTAGCCCCCATTCCTGATGGTAACAATTATCTCCAGCCAATGAATACAGGCGTTATTGGAGAACAACACGCACAACCGATTAAAGGTGATGGAGAATAAAAACAGAAGGTATTTGTATGAAGAAATATATCAACATAAAAAAGTTTAAAGATTTATCAGATACAGAAAAAGAAAGTGGTGATTATCTGGTTTCAAAAGATTTTAAGATTGATGCCAGTGAAAATGATCTAACAGCTAAATTCATTATAACCACCGGAAATCCAGATACAGACAATGATGTAATTGATCCTGATGGGTTAGATGTATCCGTCTATATGAACAACCCTGTCGTATTGTGGCAGCATAATAGAGACCTCCCACCTGTTGGAAAATGTATATCTATCAATAAGATAACCAACGGATGGGTTGCTTCTGTTCAGTTCATGCCCAAAGAAATTGATCCAGAATCATTCAGAATATTCCAGATGGTTAAGAATGGTTTTCTTAATGCTGTTTCCATTGGTTTCATTCCCAAGGATTTAGAACCTAATAATCTGAACGGTTACAACATATCAAAATCTATTCTGTATGAATTTTCTATCGTCACTGTTCCAGCGAATAGCGAGTGCCTGATAGTTCCAGAGAAATCATTGGATGATACTCCACTGATTGATAGCCTGATTGAAGATACAGAAGATAAAATTGATGAATTAACATCAGATATCGAAAATAAGTTATCTCAATTAGATATCACCAAAATAAAACTTAAATTTAACTTACACAAAAACGACTAATAAAACAACATACTTCATTATTAATCATAAAAAGAGAAACAATATAATCCAGTTAATAAGAAAATATTATCTTTTATCGAGAGGTGTATTTTATCATTAGAAGTATAAAGAAAATTTAAGTCAATAAATAAAAATAACCTTCAATATATTAAAGGGACATTAATGAAAAAAATAGAAGAACTAGAGGCAAAGAAAATCGCCTTAACTTCTGAAATTGAAAAAGCAATCAACGATTTAACTGATGATTCCACACAGGAAGAACTTGATTCTATTAGCAATAAAACAGAAGAGAAAAACAAATTATCTAAAGAAATCGACAAGATTAAAAAGATCAATGATCTGAAGAAAGAAATGAAGGCTAAGAAAGCCGTAGAAAAAGAATCCGAAGATGAAGATAAAGATGATCTTGAAGAAGCAACAGAGGATAAAATAACCGAGGAAAAAGAAAAAAGTATGAATTCATTTAATATAAATAAAGGAATTGTACCTGACGCAATTAAAGACAAGAAATATTTGATCGGTGCTAAAGGTCTGGTTTCTCTCATGGTTAGAGAATTTGGTGAAACTGGTGCCCGCAATATTATCGCTAATGATGTTGGTAAAGCCTCTGCCGATTATATCATAAAGGGTGGCCTTACATCTGTTAATCAGCCTTTGGTTCCACAGGACATGCAGGGCTTCATCGATCTTCTTCAGGCACAGGCTGTTATCCGTCCTTTAGCTAAGATCATTGATACCAGCAAAGGCAACAGAACCATTCCTCGTATGCGCCTCGGTGCCACAGCAACTTGGCAGGGTGAAGGTCAGGCATACACCGCAACGGCCCCTGATTTTGATCAGATCAACCTTACTTGGTTCAAATTGGCTGCTCTCACATACACGACCAGAGAATTTAACAACTTCTCTTACATGGATATGACGAGAGAAATCACAACGAACCTAGCGCAGCGTATGGCTCTAGCTGAAGACCTTACCGCTATTCTTGGTGATACATCTACATATGCACCTAAACGTTCTCTCTTATCTGAAGCAGGAACCACACTCACATCCACTGGCACGGACAACATTACAATCGCATCTGACTTGGCAAAGGTTCAGACCACTCTGGAAAATAACTTTGTGAGTATGGATGGTGCCGTTGTTATTGGTAATCCTGCTGTTTTTAACTCCTTAGCCAATCTTGCCACCTCTTTTGGTGTGTATCCTTTCCGTGACGAGATCCGTTCTGGTTATCTTAATGGCTTCAGAATTGTTAAGACTGCACAGATACCATCCAATGATGCTGCTGGTTCTGGTGAATCTGCTACGGCTAATGGTTCCAAACTGTTCTTCTTACAGCCCAAACATCTCCTGCTTGCTGATTCCTACCAGTACACTCTCAATTCTACGATGGAAGGTTCTTTTGTGGATGGTGGTTCACAGATCAACACCTTCGGTCAGGACTTGATTGCTTGGAAATTAGCTAATGCGGTTGATTTTGCTCTTGAACATCCACAGGCATGTGTTGTTCTCCAGACAGAAGGTTGGACTACGCTCAATATGGCTGGTCAGAATCAGGCTGTTACTGCTGCAAATACGTCTACCACACAGGCATCTGGCGCTATTGGCAAAAAATCTTCGTAATCTATTCGTTACGATACAAGAATAAATATTCTGGAAATTGGGGGGGGGGCTTTGTGCCTCCCTTTTTTCTTCAAGATTTGTAACGCATCATGACTTACACCCGCGCTATTTTTCATTTACAAGAGTAATGATTTATGATTTATATTGATCATGAGCAACCAAAACGCTCAAAAACCAAACGCAAGTAAACCCGTCAGAAACCACTGGCACTTGGAAGCTAAAATGGCAAACTTAAACATTCGCATAGATGATAAAATGAAGGATGAAGTACATGCGTATTTTTCATCAATTGGAATAACACCAACTGAAGCCGTACGTGGTCTTTATGAATATGTAATGGCCGCTAAGAAGATGCCTTTTAAGAGAAAATATATGTCTGATGAAGATGAATATCTCTTACGGAAGGTGAAAGAAGCCTTAGAAAATGATGATGAGTTTGTAGATGTCAAACCAGCCGATCTTAGAGCCGCCCTACACCTTTAAAATTAAAAAGGATGTTCTCAAAACACTACGGAAATTAGATACTCCGATAAGAGAACGTTTTTTAAGCAAGCTGATGGAGAGGTGTTACAGTCCATACGTTCCATCTGCTGCGTTGCGTGGGAAACTAGCTGGATACTATAAAATAAAAGTTGGTGGTCTTAGGTTAATATACACAGTTGTTGATCAGAAAATGTTATTACTCGTTGTTTTGATTGATAAACGTGAAAATGATGATGTCTATTCTTGAATGAAATTATGGGGGATATTATTCCCCTTTTTTTGTGGAAAATCACCAAAAATCTACATTTTAGTTGAATTTTTATCACCTAATAGCTATATATTATGTAGACAAAAGGAGATAAACATATGTCTGGAACAGCCCAAATCAGCCTGAAAGTCGATCAGGATTTGAAAAAAGAAGCCTATGACAAACTGAAAAAATTAGGTGTGAAACCGAGTGAATTTTTCAGGGATATGTTAGAATACGTTGTTAAAGAAAATAGGTTACCAGTTTCAAAAGAAATTATATCCGCAGATGATTTAGAATTGTTGGAATTGGCAAAAGAACGCATTAACGAAAAACGGGTGCGTGTCCAATTCAATGACCTCTAAAAATGAATATGGAATAGAGTTTTCTGTTTCCGCCAAGAAGGAATGGGATAAATTATCAGGGGATATAAAAAAGCAATTCAAGAAAAAATTGGAAAAATTGCGTTTTGATCCATACGCAGCCCCAAGATTGAGGGGAGATTTGCACGGATTATTCAAGGTGAAACTTAGATCATCTGGCTTCAGAATGATTTATCAGGTTATTGATGATGAAATTGTCATTCTGATTTTAGGTGTCGGTAAACGTAATAATGACGATATATACACCTCAATGAAAACCAGAATTTAGGGGGATATTATCCCCCCTTTTTTCCGAATATAAAATCAATAAGTCCATCAAATCTATTTGGAATATAAGGTTTATGACTGACTTTTAATTGTTGAATCATTTTTTCTTTTAATACATCGTAATTTTTTACCATTGTTGATATTATATTTTCAATTTTTTCGTTGTATTCAATTTCATTTTCATTCATTTTTGGATTTTCTTCATGAATTTTGTTAATTTTTTTTTGAATAATAAAACGATCTCCTATTATTTTTGATTGTTCTACTTTTTTAATTATTTTTTCTTTTGTTGATAAACCGAATTTTTGTATATCTTTTTGAAGTTCAGAAATTTTAATGTTTAATGGTTTCATTTCCTCTTGAATTTTATCAATTTCTTCTCTTTTTGAAGATATCTCTGATAAAATTCCAGAACAATCACAATAATCAATATATAACAATTTCATTTTATTTGCTTCAGTTGATAATCCAGAAAATAAAACATTGCATTTTTCTATAATTTTTATGTTATCACCAAATTTATCAATACACTCTTTTATTTTCACTTCATCTTTTGTTGTTAAATTATTAAATTCTTTTACGAAATCATCATAATTATCTAATCTTTTATTAAACAAATCTAAATCATATTTGTTTGAAGCAATTTCTCTCTGTGATCTGGCAACAGAAAAAGCCATGAATGCTATTATAGACGGAATTGCAATTTTTCCAATTTCCCATAGCGTGTTTGATTGAGATGCCAGAGAATATTGGAAGATAATATCAGACATGAAAAAAGGCCCCTAAAATGCTTCAGGAGCCTTCTATCAGAAATATTTTAGATATCAATAATCGTTCATATAACTTAGATATCACACAGTCACGTTATATGAAGCAGCATATTTACGAACCCATGCTACCGCTTTTGTCATATCATCTGAATCAAGAATAGAGTTCCATATCAAAAATATAGCCCCTTTAAACATCATTTCAACAGCAGTATCGGCACTCTGCCCAATTGCATATGTTCCGGCTGGAGAATATACTTTTGAGAAAGTTGAATTTGCGGAAACAGAAAGATTTGTTGTGTAATTATAATATCCTAATGTTACAGTAGTTGTTGACATATCATACTGCCAAGTAGCTATCTGCCATGTATCAAAAACAGTTGTAGTAGCATTTGCAGTAATATTATCATTACCATTAGCTAGATAGTTATTTGAGGTGGTACCTCTTTGTGCATAAAATAAAGATGGTGATGGCGAATTATATGGAGAAAAAATATTTGTATTTCCATTCCCAACATTAATAAGAGAAACTACGGTTGATGATGCAGATAACGGCGCATATGTCTGTAACGCCTGACCATACCCTAGTGTAACGAACGGGAATGATTGACCAGATACCCCCGGTGTAAATGTTGGGCTGTTTCCAATCGGTGACGGTTGTAACCCAGAGGCAGATAAATTTTTCATACCAGAAGCATTATCTAGAGCGAATAAAGCACATTCTGGTTGAACACTGGTAGGAGCTTCCCACCCAATAGAGGTATTTGAATAATCAGCAGCATTCACTGTAATCGCAAGCGACATATAATAATCCTTCCGTAATATTAATTTTCTTAAAATAATTATTTTTATTTATATTTTGTTTATTATTCATTTTATTACCCTGAAATGCTTTTTATTGCGTAATTTATCATCGGGTTTGGTAATGCGTATGGATTGCCTACGTATTCAGAAATATTTTCAGAATATGGCGCACCATTTCCTTCAACCCATTCATACACATCACTAGAAACAGCAGGATCACTATCATATATATTTCCTGATCCGTTGTGATTACTATCACCATATGTAACCCAAACTGTATTTTCTGGATCAGACGTTAAAACTATTTCAATTTGTGTATCACCGACAACTGATACTGATGAAATATCTATCTTATTATTTGTTGTGACATCATAAACACCAAAACCAAGATCAGTTCGTGTATTTTGTGCTTGCCCTTCCCATGTAGGTAAAACACGGATTGGAGCATATGGAACATGACAATCAATAAGGATTGTGCGGCCTCTTAATGTTGCTTTTTCCATGATGAGCGGCTTCCATGCCAGCCCTTGCGTGATAACGCGGTGCCTAACTTTTGCACGCATAGCCCCAACGTATCGCTCGCCGTTGCTGGAATAATGCGGCCCATAGTCAATTGCTGGATAACCAACTGTCGGTATGTATGCTCCCGGTGTTGCCAGAACATAATCAACCTGAGCGCGGCATACATCCATAATACCCGTACTAGGTAAGTTCATTCCTGAAATAGGAACGATCTCAATAAATGGATCTATGTTTTGGCCAAATTCAGTTTTAAGAACCGATTTAACATCTTCAAAATACTGCGCTAACAACGGATAATATGTATCATAATCTGTATTAGTATTACTCCCACCTTGGCAAAATTCTAGAAGGAAGCAACCAATAGTTGATTTTGAATTATCTGCTTGTCCTTTCGCAATTATTGCGGATTGAGATATTCTATCAAATAATGGGATAGAATATCCTTTGCTTAATTGTTCAATTGTGGTTCCAGAAACACAACATGAAACCAATGCAAGCAAATGATTAGGATCTGATGGTAAACCGCGATAACCTAGCTGCAATCCACGAAAGAAATTTAATGCTGCAATAGATTGTTGTTCGCCAAAATCTCGCGTGTTGCGCATTGGGGCAATAGAAACACCTGTAGCACCTGTAACCGCAACTGGATTCCATGCCCACCAAACACCATCACAAGTTCCGGTAATGGATTGAGCAGATACAGCAGTTAAAGTGATATAGTTACTATACCATAAACCACCACTCTCATTATTGGACGCCGCTGCACCTGTAAAACCTGCACATTGAATTGTTTGACCAACGGAAAAACCAGTTGTGAAATCAATAGATGTATCAGTTGTGTTGATCTGAATTTGTGGGTTTCCACTGGTAACTGTTGGAACAACAACATCAACAGTTGAGGGTTTGTAAACCAGAGAAGCTGGAATAGATAAAGTATTATATGTGTTACTATCTACATTGACCGCAACAAGGGGCTTTGGAGAAGCATCACCGCCTCTGGGTGTCCATTGTGCATTATCAATACTAAAATCAAATCCTCTAGGATCTTCCCCAAAGGTTATGTTGTCATATGGTTGTGTCAGGCTTAATGCTGGAAGAGAGACAAAACCCATCATTTCTGACTGACCAAGAGCGTAACTGACAGAAATGTCCCATACAGGACGCGCGCGCAGTAAATCACCCGGCCCCGCCATCGTTGACGCAGATCTAGCCAATTGCATGCGGTCACGTTCGGCTATTTCTTCGGTAGTAAAATCACCTGATTTGATGGAGTAATAACCAGATGTATCAAGAAGGATAAAACCGTTTTGATCTTTGATTGTTATACCAGCAGGATTACCATCTGTTCTTATTGAAATCGGCCCAAGATCAGCACTGGATGCATTATTAGGGAACGCAGGAGAACCATCCGTACGAATACCCCATGCAATATTACCCATTTCATCACGTTGGCTGATGATGTAATCACTACTAGAATTACAATCTAAAAGTGTTGTACCTAATAATAGTTTATCGCCGTTTGTGCTAATATTACCCGAAGAATCAATGCTAGTTAGAATATATCCTAGTAAATCTTTAATAGTCAAAGCACCATTTGTACGGCTATCTAACGTAATTCCATCAGAAATAATACCATCTAACCCTTGGAATACTTGTGCTACGGTCGGATAACCAGCCATTGGTAATCTGTTCCACACACCATTATGGAACCAAATACCATCTAATAAATTCCATACGTTGTTGCCATCTAATGATGTGGCACCAGCAACAGTGACAATATATAAATCACCTTCTGTTCCGTTACTGCCAGTAAGTGCTGGATTGTTTTGTTTGGCATCCCAAGCACCTTTGTTTGTAAAACTCTCTGGATTATTAACAACCATACTAGCCAAGGCTGTATTTTTTGAGAGAATATCTGATGCACCAACAGTAATAGCTTTAGCAGATTGTGCAGCAGAAGAAGCAGTACTACTATCTAATGATACTTGCTGTGCGGCGGTTGATACATTATTTGCATTTTGTTCAACAACACTCTGTATTTGTTCTATGAGTGATTGTGAATTTGATACTTGTTGTGCTGCTTCTGTTGATGATGTAGCTGCTTTTTGTATTTCATCAAAACTCGTACCTATATTTTGTGCAGCAGAATTTGCAGCAAACTGTACGACCACATCCATAGGCAGGGTATCAGATGAACCGTCTGTTTTCGATATTACTAATTGCCCATTTGAATTGATTGATACATCTGAAATCCCAACACCATTACTACCCGGTGGCCCTAAAACCATTGGAGGGTTAGATGAAATAAGCTGCGATGAAGAGACATACAGATTCATCAGAATGGTAAACTGATCACCATTGATGTCTGTAACAACCGCAGTGATGGGATAGGTTGTATTGTCAGCACCACCTGAAGCAGTGAAAGAGAATATGGTTCCAGAAGTTTGAGAGCTTAGAACACCAGTCGATGTGAAAGTGCCGTCAAAATAAATCCCTGTTATTGATAAACCTTGTCCCACAACATCAACAGATTTAATTCCCGGTAGTATATTCCTGCAATCAACATAATATGTGACTGTATCGTTCGGGAATTTAGGCTTTATATAGTATACCTGATTGGTATTATATTCTGCTGATGGTATCGTTAATAATCTTGAATAGTTTATATCCATATAGATACCCCAAATTTGTTTTAGAGTATTTATGGAATTATTCTTTGATAGCTAGTGGTTCATCATTGTTGTGGTAGCTTCTTATACATAGTGATTCATATAGCTACATATATCTTTTTATAGTGGTAGCTATATAAACCATTAGATTGATGTAGCTACCACTATAAAGATGTATCTCTAGCTTCATGATGGAGCAGACGTATTGCCCGGTGCAGATGTGACAGAATGAATATGAGATTTAAGGGATATAGAGCCAGCAACAACATCATCATCGGACGTTATCTTGCCTTTGACGTGTAGAGAGCCATTGATCGTTACGTCCTTATCAATGGTGACATCCCCGGTAATCTCAATGTTTCCGTCTGTTATGGTGATCTGCTGATTTTCACCTATCTGGATATTTATCTGCTTCTGGCCGACCATATTGATCTGCTGGTTCTGCCTTAGCTCCATACATTGGCCTTGATAGTCATGGATAGAAACCTCGCCAGCAATTAGATCATTAGGTTGGTATCTGGTGTCATGCGTGGCGATAATCACGTTATTGGTGTTAGATCCAGCTACACCCAAAGTGATGTTCTTGCTGCCCGTTAATGGGACTGATGTGAAGCCATAGTGCTGATAGATTGTCGTATCCATTAAGGCACAATTTGAGAACATAGAATTTTGAGAAGAATATGCCTTCTGCTTGGTATTGTATGAAACATTCTTCGTTAATGTTCCCGGCTTTATAAGTTGTAAGTTTCTATTTTCTAGATGTCTTATTTTATCTCCACTAACATCATAATATGAATATTCTTTCATTAAAAACCTTTGTTCTATTTTATATCTAATTAAGTTTTATCTTTATTATATATGATTTACTTCTATGTTTATGATCAATCTACTTTTATTTCTGTAACTATATGAGTTGTATTTTAGACTGATATTGGTTTTGCGTTGGGCGGTGTATCATCTGGAACGTTCAATTTCTGATTTACAGGCTTACTGCTATCCGTGCTGTCCTTATTATCAGGAGGATTAACGCCCATGAGAATTGGGGAGATCGTTATAGGTTCCTGTAACAATGCCTCTCTCCTGACGAACACCAATGAGGTCTGTTTTCCTGAATATTCATCGATAGAGAACGTTATCGACTGAACGACAAAATCACCCTTTATGAAGGGCTTGTGATAGTTGAAATGCACCACATCGTTCACCTTCCAGAGCTTCTTTGTAATGGGGTTAATATAACCTGTAGCCAAAGCACTGATCGTCTGGCCTCTCCCCCAATTATTATTTGCCATGAATTGGGCTAGATCCGTTTGGAAAGCCACTAACTCGTTCATTTGGCTATCAGTGTCAGGGTAAGATGCATGCGAGACGATGGTGATATTTTTGCCCGGTGGTAGTTCGTTTGGGTACGGATCAGCTACAGATGGGATCGTGATGATTGATTGATCTACGCCAGCAGGCCCACCATAAGCATCCATGACAATCTGGTAGTTCCTGTATCTGCCTAGAGAGGTCTTATGAACGGTTATGTTTTCAAACTTAGAATTGCTCTCTGTCAGTGAAGCCTTCGAAGAACTGCTCGAAATGCTACAGGTGCTAGTATTGGACGCACTCTTATTGTCGGTTGCTTTAGGCACGGTATCAATGACCATCTGACCATAAGGATCATCATACAAAAGGACGCCTTCGTATTGAGCCAGAGAGGATACAAAATCATATGGGTGTGTCGTCAGGTCATAATACGCATAACCAGCTAATGGTCTTTTAGGCGTTAATAATCCTGTTTTATCAATGGTGTTAATCCCAAACCCAGAAAACATATAATCAGCTATATCGTGCAGTGTGACCAGATTGTCTGGTATAATTCCGGCCTGATTAAGATTGGTTGTTGAATCAACTAAGACACTGGTTTTTGATCTGCCATCGATGAAGAGAGTATGTTCTTCATGGCTGTATGATTCAGATGAGTTTTCTACATATCCAGTTAAGATTTTTTGTTTCTCTAGATATATCTCAATCCTAGAACCAATGGTTAAAACACTGGATACGATCCTTTTTTCAGGATCATCCTTTTTGCTGGTGAAATCTAAAATCTCTGTAGATGCTTCGCCTTCAGATAAAGCATATTCTAGAGAGAATGACATAGGCACAGTATCTATGGAATGAGACACACTAAAAGATTTGAAGCGTGTTAAAATCTTATTGTTAATGTAAACAGTTAAATCATTAGTTGGTGGTTTTCTTCTGGTTCCTGTTTCAGTTATATTTTCAACCATACCGCTCCTTTAAATAAGATGATTATTATTATTTAAAGGAATATTTAATGGAGTTAATAAACACGCCAGATAATAAATTTGTTGATGCCGATCCGAGAACACTGACCGCTGGAACACCAATCCCTGCCAGCTTCATGAATGCCGTTCAGGGTGAAATTTCTAACGTGGTTACTGGTTACGGATTAACGATAGATCCGACCAATGATGCCCAGATGAAAGCCGCGCTGGATAAACAGTTTGCGCCTATCAATTCGCCTTCTCTAACCGGCATACCCTTAACAACCAATCCAGATGGAAAAACGGATAACCAGATTGCTACGGTTGCCTTTGTTAAGCAGTACGGGACGGAAACTTCTCTAGGTTATCAGGCAGTTCAACAGTCTGGTGGTACAGATCAGGGCAGCAATAAAATCTATATCGGGGCAGATTCATCAGATGCCAGCCAAGTACGAGTTCAGGTTGATTCATCTGACATTGGCCGTTTGGTATTCCAAGAAGATAATTCCGCAACATATGGTGTTAGTAAAATAGGCTTCAATCACGTATCTGATCAATTTGCTTTCTACAACACTGGAACTAAAACATGGCAGTTCTGTTATACAACCACACAAATTGATTCTAAATCATATATTTCTTCACTTCCATCAGGTAACAATGAAACTGTAACGAATATAATTTGGAATGAATCATCTAATCTTCCAGCATATTACTATGGCCCCAATGATACAGTTACATATTCAGCCACAACCGATTGGACTAATTCTAACTTCCTAAACTTGAATGGTGGAACCTTAAAAGGTCATTTAATGAACACAGATTGGATAAGTGCTGGTGCTGGTGGTGGATGGAATGGTCCAAGAACTAAGGCAGGTGATTATAGCTGGACTAACGGTATTGAGGCAGGCAATCCTTATGGTACCGGCGGTTATAGAGTGTCTATTAAGATTTCAGATGTATATTTCGATGGTGCTGCAAATACAGCAGGAATCAATTTCACTGGTTATGATGCCGCAGCAAAGGCATATCAATGGTATTTTGCATGGAACGGCAATATCACCACCCCTAAAGGTCAGGTTGCCTTTGAAAGTGATTTAACAAGTTATGCCCAAGCTTCTGAATTGGCGGCTGGTACGTTTGACGGTTCCCAAGGTTCTACAACTTCGGGGAGGATTGTTGGTGGTACATGGTTGAGAGTAGGAAATACCCTTACCCAGAACTTAGTTATTGAAAACATTGGTGGTGGCACTGTTACCTACCCAATCCCTTTCTCTGGTAACGATAATCAGGTGACAGTGATTGTTCAGGACGGCACAGGATCAAATTCTACCTTCACAACGGGCAGTATCACAACGACTGGAACTGGTATTCATGCTTCTGGTGGTGGTGGAACGGGTAGAATGCATTTAACTGTATCTGGCCCATATGGAACTTAAAAAGAGGGGGGATGATCTGATTTTTGATCATCCCCCAATTTATGAGTTCTTATTGATGAATCTATTTATGGTTTTTCAATAATTTTTTTAAGACCTAATTTAATCATTTCACTATACATTTTGAATGCTTGTTCCACGACAGTTTCATCAGGGTATCTTCGGCACATACTATCCAAAAAGCCCTGTTGTGTAACAAAGTCAAAAGATGGAGAATTTAGATCAACAGCAAATTTTTTACTAAGAAGGGTTACTTCATTCATGCCAGAAAGAAACCCTTGTATCCAATCAAAGTATGTATTTTTAATAATATGGCCGGGATCATCTTTAGTCATATTATTATATGCAGAACACTTTGATATACCAATCCCCATTAGAGGGTAATTCTGCGCGAAAGCATTTAATGGGAACAACATCAAAACAGATAATAGTATGATCTTTTTCATTCTATCACTCACAACTTCTATATCAGATTATGTTTATCTGTATCTGGCCCAATGGCGCTTAAAAGGAAAGAGGGGATGATCTGATGGGGGATATGCCTAATCCAGAGACCTTAAATATGTATTATTAGAATTTAAGGTTACAATAAATATGGCGTTTATCCACGATGATTATAAAACAATTTTAAGCAACAATCTTAATGAAGTTACATACAACCTATTGGGTGGTCAGGTTCCATTAGCCAATTCGAACATAAGAGTAATGATTACTGCGTTATCTAAGGTTCAGTATCTCCAATATAACTTCCTTGATTATGTTTCTCTGCAATGTTGTCCATCGACTGCTTCAAATGAATATCTAGATTATTGGGCATCTCTGAAGGGACTGACACGAAAGGCTGCGGGTAAAGCATCTGGGGTTGTGAGTTTTACGGGGACGGCTGGTTCATCTATTCCCGCAGGCACTGTTTTGGTTGCAGAAGATGGCGAGACATACACCACGGATACCTTGAGCATTGTGGGCGAGAACGTTGGCATCACGGCTGTTAATTCTGGCTCTGAAGGAAATCAGGAAGCCAATACCACCCTCACCCTCCAATCTGCTGTTGCCGGTATCGATAATACGGTCATACTTTCCAACGCGATAACGACTGGCAGTGATATTGAAACAGATGAATCATTAAGAACCAGAACACTCGCAGCTTTTGCCACTCAAACCACAGGCGATACACGTCAGGAGCATATCAACTGGGCATTGGCTGTTCCGGGTGTTACTCAAGCATGGGTTCCATATTCACCTATAGCCGGAACTGAATGCGTATTTTATGTTATGCTGGATAGAACCAACGAATATCTTGGTTATCCTCAAGGCACAGACGGATCTGCTTCTCAAGAAACACGCTATACGACTGCTTCAGGTGATCAGCTTACGATTGCCAATGCATTATATAAAAACAAGCCATACACAGAAATTCAGATAGTATGCTCGCCTAAGAGAACCGACATTGATTTTACCATTTCTGGGTTGAGTGCGGCCACGGCAACGGTTCAGGCTTCTATCAAAACAGCCATCCAGAACGTCCTGCATGATCAGGGAACACCACTCGGTACCAATATCACGCTGGCTTCTATTGAGAGTGCTATCGAAGGAGTTACAGGCACCACATCATTCACACTGACCGCTCCTACCGCGAACATAGTCCTAACTACGGGTGAACTACCTGAAGTTGGGAATGTGACTTTCGCGTAAGGAGGTGATGAATGTCATATACTCAAGACCAATATGCTCAACAAATCCTTCAGATGCTGCCACCGGGTAAAGCCTACACACGCGATCCATCCAGCAACCTGTATAAAATGATGTATTCTCTAGCTGGACAGATGAAGGCTGTTGATGACAGTGCATTTGACCTGATGGTGGATTGGCAACCGGGAAACACCACGAACTTTCTTGAAGAATGGCAACAATCTTTAGGGCTTCCAGATAGATGTGTTTCTGGATCTAGTTCGTTTGATGATCAAAGAAACCAAGTTGTGGCACGCCTGACATTCTCTGGAGCCAGCACAAAGAACTTCATCCAGTCATATGCTCAATCATTGGGATATGAAGTTGATGTGCAGGAGTGGGGGCAGATCATTTGTGGGGTTCATGCCTGCGGAACCATGCCTTGTGGTGATAGATCCGCTGAAGCATGTCTGACTATCAACATAACCAACGGCAAAGATCCTTCCCTGCTGATATGCGAGATTAAATCATTCATCCCTCCATATCTGCACTTCTACTTCTTTGAGAATGGCGCACCGATATCTATCACAGGTGATTAAGAGGCTGCTGTTTTTATAATACACGTTAAGAGGCTGTTTTTTCGGTATATTTTATAAATACATTCAAGGAACATATTTCATGGAAGAGGATAATTATATGAACATGAAACTAACAACATACACGTCAATATATGGCGGAAAATCAGAAGCAGAGATTGATAACCTAATTGGAAATCAGAATCTTAATGTAAAAAAACTCATCATGGATCTTCACAGTTTCGGTCTTATTTCAAACAGTTTTAAGACGAAAATGTTATTGAAATACGGCTGACACACACGCTCTATCGTAAGATTATACCCTCTAAGCTATTGAAGTTTGGAGGGTTTTTCTTTGGGATATATGTAGCAACATCTAGCAGTAGCTACCACTATCAATATATAGCTATCACTAGCTACACCTATCTAAGACTACATAAAGCTATCGACCATAACCGCAGTGGTAGATATAGCTATCACTACACCTTCATCATGGCAGCTACATCTACCAACAGACCAGCAGCAGCAAAGCAGACTGAGCAGACAGCAGCAATGTAGATGCAGGAACATAAAGCTAGATACACCACCAACTACATCTAGCTACATGAAGCATTATCTAGCACTAGCTACTACAACCATCATCCAGAACTGACATCACACCACCAACTCACGCGATAGCTTACCGCAGCAAAGCAGATGAGCCAGAAGTTATGGTGTTCTAAGGCGACAGGTTGCCTGTACGTGCGGGGATAGTTTTCATTGTATCATGTTATAAGAAAATCCCAGACATAACTGTGCGGGCAACCTCGCGGCTCTGAGGGGGTAGTTTTTCCTTTAAGGTATCAGAGCAATATTATTATCAAGATCGGTAGCATTCCATCATAATATTAGTCTGCTTGTCTGCTAGGGGGATACCCGGTCGGAAACTGTTGAAGTCAGAAGCCCAAGCGCGCCCCATAGGAATTTTTACAGAGTGGCAGTTTTAGATAGCAAATTCTACTTCGGTGATTTTAGTGCGTGGCCTCTGCGGAATTACCTTGCGCGTGCGTCTGGCTGGTGCGCGAATCTGCTAATATGCGGAAAAATTTTGAGAGCAGCCACACAGCTATAATAACAGCCAATACAGGCCATTTTTGGGGTGTTTTATTAGCTCTGGAATATATTCCGCATATTAGCAGATTAGAAATAATTTTTTATATATTTTATACTAAAGTCCCAGAAAACCGCCATTTTTTGCCGTTGTTATACTATTCTGAAATAGCAGATTGGCTCGATTTTTCCGCATATTCGCCAGAAAAACCCGCATATAAGAGATCCAATATGCGGAAATGGTTTCTCCCTGAAAAAGCGGAAAAAGCGGAACGTGCGGCGAATATGCTGGCGAATATGCGGAAGTTCCGCACGTTCAACAGTCTGCTTTGCTGCGTCTGCTTTGCTGCTGTCGTCATGGCCGTGGTTATAGCTGCTGCAGACGGAAGGAGTGGTGATGGTTGGCACCTTCATCATGGCAGCTACATCTACCAACAGACCAGCAGCAGCAAAGCAGACTGAGCAGACAGCAGCAATGTAGATGCAGGAACATAAAGCTAGATACACCACCAACTACATCTAGCTACATGAAGCATTATCTAGCACTAGCTACTACAACCATCATCCAGAACTGACATCACACCACCAACTCACGCGATAGCTTACCGCAGCAAAGCAGATGAGCCAGAAGTTATGGTGTTCTAAGGCGACAGGTTGCCTGTACGTGCGGGGATAGTTTTCATTGTATCATGTTATAAGAAAATCCCAGACATAACTGTGCGGGCAACCTCGCGGCTCTGAGGGGGTAGTTTTTCCTTTAAGGTATCAGAGCAATATTATTATCAAGATCGGTAGCATTCCATCATAATATTAGTCTGCTTGTCTGCTAGGGGGATACCCGGTCGGAAACTGTTGAAGTCAGAAGCCCAAGCGCGCCCCATAGGAATTTTTACAGAGTGGCAGTTTTAGATAGCAAATTCTACTTCGGTGATTTTAGTGCGTGGCCTCTGCGGAATTACCTTGCGCGTGCGTCTGGCTGGTGCGCGAATCTGCTAATATGCGGAAAAATTTTGAGAGCAGCCACACAGCTATAATAACAGCCAATACAGGCCATTTTTGGGGTGTTTTATTAGCTCTGGAATATATTCCGCATATTAGCAGATTAGAAATAATTTTTTATATATTTTATACTAAAGTCCCAGAAAACCGCCATTTTTTGCCGTTGTTATACTATTCTGAAATAGCAGATTGGCTCGATTTTTCCGCATATTCGCCAGAAAAACCCGCATATAAGAGATCCAATATGCGGAAATGGTTTCTCCCTGAAAAAGCGGAAAAAGCGGAACGTGCGGCGAATATGCTGGCGAATATGCGGAAGTTCCGCACGTTCAACAGTCTGCTTTGCTGCGTCTGCTTTGCTGCTGTCGTCATGGCCGTGGTTATAGCTGCTGCAGACGGAAGGAGTGGTGATGGTTGGCTAGGTGATTTTCACAGAGTGGTTGTCTGCTTGCTGCGGCTGCGTTGGTTGGGGCTATAACTCCCATCTAATTCCATTGAGGTTCACTCGTGATGGCATTCTACACGACAAGAGCATAAACCACCCATGCCATTTTAACTATGCCATAAGAGCCGCGAGGTTGCCCGTACAGAAGGGGGTGCATTTGGGAGAGTGGGGGACAGCACAAATCTCTGGTTCATACTGCCCCCATCCGAAAGTTTACATGGAAGTTGTAAAATATCTAGATGATCTGATAATGTATGTTTTGCGAGAAACGATGACTATCAGATCATCTAGATATGGAGGTCTATGGATAATTGGCGTTATCCATAGACCTCCTCATCGTGCAGAGATGGTTTTAAACCATTCTGTGCAAATTTTGGTTTCATCTTGATCGCCTGTTTTCTGGATGCGATTATCAATATCCTCGATAAACATCGCATATAATTTTTTAGCTTCAGTTGGATCTAATTCTTGAATGTCTGGCTCCGCAGGCCAATCCTCTTTGTCTAGACTTGCACATTTCCGAGCATATTCATCTGCCACATCTTTGGCGCGTTTCAGATCACAGTAGGCGACCACATCATCAGCAGTTGATACGCCTTCAGCCTTCATAAAACATGATAAATTTAGACCATATTGGATACCAATGTAAAAATTACCACCAAAGTATGTCACTGATGGACTATAACCATGATGGCTATTTTTTAATCCATTGTTCAAACGAAAGTCATCTACATTCCCATTGGGGTTACTGACCATGTAATCAATGAATTTGATATCATTTTCATACTGGGCCTTCATCTTATCGAGGTTTTTTTGCGAGGGTTTTTTAACATTCGGTGATCCACCATTATTCTGAACCTTACGAGCATTCAGTAATTGGGCTAAAGAAGCCATTTGAGTTGCCTCATCTATGTTTAAAAATATCACCCTTCGGATGAAGAGAGGCTTCTTATCCAGCACATGGATTTAGAAAATTCAAAGGTAATTTCGGCCTTGTAGGAAAAAAATTTTCATCACCATCTGCATTTACTTTTGCATTCCACATTCGTCTGTGATAGCCGCGCCCACGCCTGTACTTTTTATTAATGTTTTCCGTAAAATTACTACTTCTGGTTAGAACATTTGTGCATCGCTGACGTGTAAAAACATTACCGTCTGTTTCTTCTTTACATATTTCGCTCCGAATCACCCCCCAAAAAAAATGATGTTGCACATACTAGAGGGGTGCAGCAGATTGACCTCACTGCCCACGGTAACTGCTGAGTTGGTATGAGCGACCGTCTTGGGGAGAGGGTTATTTATAGATCAAGGTCAAAGTATTAAGTTAAAAGATAATATTTTGATCAAACTTTATAAATAACTTTGTGAGACAGAACCGTCCAAGTACTGTCTAACGCACAAGTAAGATAGTTATTGGTTTTCTGTCTCGGAATCTTCTTTATTGAAGGTTCATAAATACAGTTAGCATTTTATTATCCTCTTTATGCGTTGTGTAGCTTCCTTGGACGGTTCTCTACACAACGCATTTTTTATGTCTGGTTTAGATCAAGATAAATTAGCCAGACACAGTTATCAAAGAAGGATAAAGGATGATTAAAAATAGAAAAATAACAAATACATTCGTAGAAGAATCTGATACACAAGTAGCTATTGCTCATATATCAGCAGACCCAAGAGAGAAGTACCTATATGATAGGATCTTTCTTGATAGTAAGAATCAAAAATTTCATACATTAGTCAGTACAGAAAACAACAAATATTATAATTCGATACCATACAATTATGTTCTTACAAATCTTCTGCAGCTAGATAGTAATGCTGTGTATGATAAAAAATCAGAATCAATCATCATAAACAAAGGACAACCAGATGAACTTTTGATTGATGAAGGTGTCTTTAGAGCATTCACGGACGGATGTTATACTCGTCTGTATAATACACTTACGAACATGCCATTCTACCATCGTTATTATGTAAACAACGGAGATAGCACTCTTAATACATGGGTATGGAGAGGTGTGGATTATCAGGACACCACTTCAAAAGAAGCTTCAAAGCCATTTCTAGATTGGATTTATTTCCTGCTGGCTGGTGGTCTAAACGAAGAACCCCATGAAATGTCCTATGATGATTATGCAAGTTTGATTGCTTCCGATTGGTCAGACCTAAAAACCAACGCCCAACAACAATTCTATATCATATGTCACTGGCTCGCGGATGCATACCAAGAACCACTCAAGGCAGGTGATACGGCTCTCTTGTTTACAGGTGGTCAGAACATCGGGAAGTCTTCTTTGGTACCTCTGATTGGTCGTATCATAGATAAAGGTTTCGGTAGATCAATGGAAGCTAAGGTATTTCTTTCAAGCTACGATGATGATTTCTCAATACCCGGCTTAATTGACATTTCTGATACTCATGAAGTTGCAGCTTTTAAGTTTGAAGCTAGTCTTCGTCAGAAAATTAGACCATCAGCTGGTGAAAGAATGTTCAATATCAAGAGCAAAGGTAAGGTTCAAGGTCGATCACACATCCGCTTCATAACTTCATCAAATGACTCTGATTTTGTAACAATGAAGAAAGGTGAAACCACACGTTACCATCTGATAGATTGTGCTTCTGTTAAATCACTCCATGTTCAAGAAGAGAAGTACAATCATATATTGGATAGTATGAAAGAAATTATCACGACTCAAGATTTTGATAAAGATACTTTTAACCCACAGCAACAAGAATATCTTTCTTCGATTAGTATGTTCTTGGATAATATCAAAGTTAATCAGAAATTATGTCAAAGTTCTTCGGGATTTGAAACTGCCTTGATGCTTAAGAAAATCAGGGAAAATTTATCAAGCTTGAAGATGCTCCTAATAGAAAAATACGATGTTATCCGTGTATATGCTTCTCGAAAAAATAAGGATTTTACTCGTATCTTGAGAGTTAAGGAGTTGTATTCAAAAATTATCGAAGATGATAGAACAACAGAGAAAACATTATCCCTGCCTGCTTTCAAAAAAATGTTAAGCGATCCTAATAATTCTGAATATGTGAATTATGATGCATCTAATGGAAGGGTGAGTGTAAAGATTATACAGCCAAATTATAACGAAGATGGCGAGATTATAGAAGATAATGTCATCTACATACAAGATAAAGTTAATACGGATAATGATACAACAACAGATAAAAAAATATCATCAAGAGTCGCGGAATTAGCTGCAAAATTAAAGAACAAGAAAGATTGAAATAATAGGGGGAGAATATTCTCCCCAAATTTAAGGATGAAAAAAATGATAACAATATTTAACAATATGTATGATTCAGAAGATGGATTTGAATGTGACCTTACTTTCGAGGAATTATACCAGCTACTAAAAGAACATTACACTCCTAAGAAGATCAAATGGAAGGATAAAATACACAACGGAAAGAAAATCTATAATCGTGAGTTTTCTTTGTGGAGTCCTAATACATACAAAGATCATCATCGTAAAAAAGAAAAAGCTCTAGATATGTCGATGTTTGTATTTGATATAGATGAAGGTTCTGTTGATAAAGAACTGCTCGAAACAATTCCTTATAAGAAAATTATACATCGTTCATTTAATTGGCGCGAAGATCGTAAGAAATGGAGAGTGATTATTGCCACAAACAAGACCATCACTTTCGAAGAAGATCAAGAGATCAGAGAGATTCAAATGTTATCTGCTTTTAAGTGGTGGGAAGGTTATCTTGAAGCACTAGGTATCACTATAGATTCACAATGTAAGGATATGGCTAGGCAGTATTTTATGCCAGTCTATAATTCTACAACCAATATTGATTCTGATCTGACGTTTTATGATGGGAAGGTGTTTAATATATCCATTCTCCCAGATTATAATGAATTAAAGAAACAGCTTTATAAAGAACGTAAATTAGAAGAACGAGAACTGAAGAAAATAAAAAAACTGACACCTAAAACAGAAACATATTATAATGGTTTTTATAGTAACAACTTTATAACTCCATATTTGATGAAAAAAATTGAAAATTATGCTTCATTACCAGATGGCACACACTACACAGCATTTTATGGGATGATAACTTCTATAAGAAATGTTCATTATAAGAAATTTGGTAGAGATATTGATCATTATACATTATTCAATGTGATGTGTGACATAGATAATAAGTGTCCTTGTGGATATCTATCTACACCCGGTTATGGTTCATCATATATAGATAAAAAAATTAGTGAAAATATCCAAAGTCATATGATTTATTGAGGATGTAACTATTAGAAATAATACATACAAAAAAGATAAACGAGTATACAATAATTTAAAGGAAAAAACATGATTAACGACAGATATACAAGTAAGCCAGTTCAGAGTGAAGTTGACCGTGCTAAAAGCTGGATTTTACAACAAAAAACTGTAAAGACAATAAATTATAAAACATCAACATATCACTATAAACATGTAGCAGAACGTTGGTGCGGTGGGTATATCTCACAGGACTCCTTTAACGAGGCTCTTGACCAATTAGGTATTAAAAGGAGCGGTGATTATACATGTTTCTCCAAGCGCAAGTCTAAACAGTAAAATAATAATCAATAAATAAAATGACACTAATTTTATAGTGAACATTAACGAATATTAAAAAATTTCATTAAAGAGGTCATGTAGAAAAATCTGCATGGCCTTTTCTTGTGATTAAAATAATTGCCATATCGTTATGTGTTGAAATGACTGCGTTCTGGTTCAGAAAATAAAATACTTCAGCAGGCAGATACATATCAAAATTTTTGTCACTTCAGCACCTGACTATATATCAAAAAAATCGTTACTACAGAAGAAAACTTCCGAAATTTACGCAAAAAATATGTAGTATTAATGCCCAGAATGTCTTATCTGTATGGCACTCCGAAACGAATTCTGGAGCTTCCCTTTATATAGGTACATACGATGATAGAAGAAATAAAAGCTGACCTTAATTACTTTACTTATAGGTACAACTCTCCTAATCCATTTGTAAAAAATCAAATATTTAATTATATGGAGTTGCTACATTTAGCTTATGTTTTGTGTAAGGAACATGAGAGAGTTGGACTTCTTAAGGACGGAAAATACACCAATAACCAGATAGATGGCTTCTTTGATTATGAGGCAAATCTTGATGATGTATATTCAGACAAAAAGATAGAAACAAAAGATTCTAATGATTGTTTGATACGTTTATGTTCTAATTACTTTATATGGATAATTTTTGAAGATATATATTGTGATGAATCTAAATATGGTGATAAATCTAATTATATGATGTTGTTAGATGACATTAAGTCCTCACCGCATACGAAATATCTGAAATATATGATCCATAGGTGGTATGAGAAATTAGATTTAGATATAACTGATTACAGTAATATTGATGCTGATATAGAGACGCAGATTCGTATACGCCATATTGAAATCCTATATAACGCAGATGCAATATCAAAGAATGAATATATTAAGTTGAAATTGCGATACTGATAACAGAGCTAGATTAGCAAAAGACCAAAACGTGAACAAAATTATTTAAGAAAAAGGGGGGTGAAAATTCACCCCCCCAATCTCCTTGATTATCCTCGGTCGTTTATGAGCATGCGGTTGTGGTTAATGGGGGTTTCAATGATCTCCATGTAGAATGTCCGGTAATGGTCATCGTCCGCGTTACATAGCTTTCTAGCGCCTTCCTCGGCCAGTTCGCGGGTGGAGAAAACGCCCATTATGTCAGGTACATATCCGGGCTGGTCATGACGCTAAAATTCTCTTTTTAGCTTCTTCATAATAGTCGACAGTTTTCCCACCTGAACCCGTATTGTACTCGTTCAATTCGCAGCCAATGAACTTTCGGCCTGAACATTGAGCAGCAACAAGGAAGGAGCCAGATCCGAAGCAGTTGTCCAGAACCACATCTTCCGGGTTAGTGTATGTTTTTATAAGGTATTCACCTAGAGCAACCGGCTTCTGTGTGGGATGAACTTTATCCTTGTCGTATCCAAACTCCAGAATATCTTTCGGATAACGAGTGCCTGTATTAACGCGATCTAATGTCTTTACAGCCTTATATGTTGGCGCATGATGTGAGTCTGATGCCTTGGTCGTGTATGGCTTGGCCCCCACTGTCATTTGGGGATTATACGTGGGCTGTTTCTTGTAAAAGACCAGAACGTCCTCGTGGTTACGTAATGGCGCTCTCTTGCAGTTCAGAAATCCGACAGAGTTCTTCTTTTTCCATACCCATTTGTAACGGTAATCCTTCAGATTGCTTGCAGCCAGTTGCATGGTGAATTTGGCAGTGGCCGTTAAAACAATCGCTCCATTAGGTTTTACGATACGATCATAAGCAGCCCATAAATCTTCAAACGGTATTATCGTGTCCCAACCACAGTCTGTATTTCCATATGGAAGATCACATAAAACCATATCAATATGATTGTCTGGTATTTCTTTCATTAATTCTAAGCAGTCACCCTTGCCGATATATCCATTTCTTATTTTTTCAAAACTCAACATTATTAAAATCTCTATATAAAATATCTATAGAGATATTTAATTTCCTACTATATATTCCTATTTGAGGTAGGTAATTATGAACTTTGATGTGCGTAAAATAGTAGTATCAAAACAATATATTTCTTTAATATTTGTCATATCTTTTTTGATGGGTTCATGTTTTGTTTTTATACTAATTTCTATTTTTTAGTTTCTCTTCATAAGTTTTCTTTGAATGACATGAACGAAAAATATCCTCGGCACCAAGGCCGTCGACACAGCACTTGCAGGTTGGTGTCCTCATATTTTAGATCAGGTCTCTTTTCTAATGGGATGATATGATCGACCTGCAAATGACTGGTATTATGTATTCCTAATTTCAAACACTCGACACAGAATGGGTGTGACTTCCTGTAATTTTTTGAGAAATTCGCCCACTGATTATCATATTTGGCGGATCTTTCTACGGCCTTACGTCTATAATATTCTTTGCGTCTATCTTGGCCAGATGTTGGTACTTTATAAGCCATAATGTTATATACCCTAATAATCTATAATATATTAAATATGATATTTTCCAAATAAGTTATGTTTATATATTATTTTGTTAGTAATTTAATATTTAACTCTAAATTATTAAGGTAAATACACACAAAATAATTAAGAGATATTATAGAATATGCCAGTTTTACCTACCTCGTCCTTCCGTGGAGCCAGCTTTTATGTACGTAACATCAGGGATAGAAATGGCAGACAATATGCTGTTCATCAATATCCTAACCAGAAGAAACCATTTATCGAAGATCTAGGATATAAAACCGTTTTCTTTGAGTTTGAGGGTTTTGTTTCAACAGACGAAAATCTTTATATTTCCAGAGACCTATTAGAAGCCGCCATCCGAACAAAAGGAATAGGGTTTTTAATCCATCCAACTCGTGGACTTTATCGTGCCGCTTGTCTTGAGAGTGAATTTTCAGAAGATAAACGAGAAGGGGCTGGTTCAATGCCGTCTCATGTTCGTGGCCGCATCCGTAAAGCCATCAATCCCTCTAACTCCATTAGGTTTGATTGATACCCAAGGGGATCTTCTGGAGGATGCCTTTTCTGGCCTTTCTGGTTTGGGTTCAGGCTTAGGCGCATTGGGTAGCACGTTAATATCTGGCGCTGTTACGGGTGCTGTTACGGCTGTTTCATCAATTGGAACATCTGGGATTGATTCCATTTTTAATCATTCTACCTCTGGCAGATATTACCAATCATATTCTGATTCATCATCGTCCGTCATTCAGAACGTTCAAAATTCTTCAGCCACATCTGACCAAGAAAAATCTGATGTTGCTACTCAAACAGCAATAGAGAACAGGACGAACGGAATATCTAATTTAAGCGAATTTATTGAAGCATTAACAGGCTAATTGAGAGGTACATATATGGCAGCACAACAGGGTTCATTTAAGATCAATGTTTCAGTTATTAATGATGAAGCAGTTAAAAAACTAAAAGATATCAATGCCCAATTATACAAAGCACAGGCACCACTAAGAGCATACCAGAGAGAAGTTAAGAGATTTAATGATCTATCTGGCCGAACAGCGAACCTGAAAAAATTACAACAAGGTTTTGAGGGGTTAAAAAACCACTTCGGGAAGATAACTGGCTTAGTAACATCTGTCGGTAAGAAACTCCTCGCAGTCATTGGGATTGGATCTATTGCGGGTGTCGTTGCCTTAACAAGATCGTTTGCCAATTGGGGCAATGAAATCCGAAATGTATCTGCCCTGCTAGGTGTCACCATTGGTAAGGCTATCCAGCTTAGCCAGATGTCCAAACTGTCTGGTTCTGGAGATCAAACACAGCAGGCTCTCAAATACCAAGATGCACAGGAGGAGGTAAAATATGGCCGTAATCCTGAAGCAGCTATGGCCGACAAAGTTCTGGGTATTAATTCAGGCATGTCTTTGGAAGAAGCACAGGTTACTGCCGCAAGAGTTGTTCGTGAGAAGCTGAAAAACCACAAAATTGACCAATATGCAGCCCGTCATGCAGCAGAACTATCAGGTGTTGGCTCTATTATCCTTGATCACACGCCTGAAGAAATAGAGAGAATGCAGGCGATTGCCAGAAAAAATGCACAGGAGATGGCACGCTTCGCTAAACCAGCAGCAAAATTGCGATACAATGGCCGAAGCATCTGCCCGTGTTGATGTTCTCAAGACCAGATTGGCGGCATCACTCGAACCAGTAATAACACCTCTCATAGAAAAGTTTATTGCATGGTCGAAGGATAATAAAAAAGTTTCCGAGACATTCGACAAGATTACGGCTGCTGCCAAGAAGGTCGGTGATTGGATAGAAAAGCTGGATGTAAAAAAATTACAGGATGCATTCGGGAAGGTCGTTACCGTTGGAGAAACCTTGCTGGCGGTCTTTGTGGCCATACAAGCTATCAAAATCACCTCGTGGGCCGTTTCTGTCGTCAAAGACATTACGAGCATAGCCACTGCTTTAGGATCGCTCACAACGGGTGCTGAAGCTGCTGGTACGGCTTTATCTGCTGGAACTATCGCTGCTGGTGGTGCTGTTTTAGGGCAGGTGCTGCAGCAGCATATGGTGTCGGATCTGCTGGAAAGGAGATCTATCATGACTTCTATACACCCGGTGGAATTTTGGAAAACCGTCAGAAACGCATGAAAGATCGTGCTTATGGTGTGAATTGGGAAGGAGAACTGCAGAAGAACGAAGATGAATATAAACTGATGAATTATGCCACCAAACAATATGGGCTAACATCAGAACAGGCGGCAGGTATTATGGCACAAGCCCGTGCTGAATCAGGTTACGGTACACAAGCCATTGGCGATAACGGCCAAGCGATAGGTATGTTCCAGTGGCATCCTGAAAGAGAAAAACGAATTGAAGATCATTTCGGTAAAAAAGTCACCAGTATGAACCAGCAAGAGCAGTTGGATGCTTATATGTGGGAAATGAAAAATTATGAGCCTGCTGCTTGGAAAAAACTCTTACAATCAAAGACTATTCAGGATGCAACTGCTGCCGGGTTATCCGATGAAAGACCTCTAGATTGGTTGAATAATGGCACCAATGGTCAAACATTTAGGGACAGAACCAGATTAGCTGCACACGCATATAGAACACAGACAGGCCATGATGCTCCAACCGCTCCCAATGGTGGTGTTGATATTCACGTTTACGATAATCGAAAGATTGAAGTTAAGAAACGTGGCAATCTAATATCGCAGATGTTCAGAAAACTAGGATTAGAGGTGGCAATGTCCAGAGGATAACGGTCTAAAAAAGAAAGGAACATGAATGGCAACATCAGATGATATACAAAACATTTTCAACAGCTTTATCTCTATTTTTCAAAACCCATTAGACAGAGTTAATGCTCTCATCACGGTCTTTGGAAATTTAGGATATGATGAAGCAACCAAAGCAATAACAACGACACAAGATGATAAATCAGCCGTGATCTTCAGGTGCTACTGTTTATCGTATATCGCATACACAGTACCCAACATTGATTTTACATCATCATCAGATGCTCTAAATCTCTTAGATCAGATCAATGATATTTTCGAAGCACAACTGAAAGACGACAACATATCTGGAGATACCTTTTCATGGCTGTCTCGTTTGAAAACCAAGATCACAACAGATATTTCAACTCGCGGTTCAGTACTACCTCAAATAAACCAGTTTACGTGTGAGATGTTACCTCTCCCGGTTATCAGTCAATATCTATATCAAACTGGTGCTCGTTCAGATGAAATTTTAATCAGGAACAATAATACTGTTGTTCATCCATTATTTTATTCTGGAACATTAGAAGTATTATCATCATAAAGCAAAGGTACATTAATGGCAGATATTAAATTATTATGGAATGAAGAAAAACAGGAATGCGATATTGATTTAGAAACAATCAATAATGGTAAAGAAATAATTGATGTAGATAGCGGGGACGACCTGATAACGGCCATCCTAATTTCTTTGTTGAGCAACGCCAGTGCAGAATCGGACTGGGCATATTCTTTGGACAAGTACGGCTGGTGCTGTGATTCGGATATTGAAAGGCCTGTGGGATCGCTCCTGTGGCAACTATCATATCAGCCAGTACAGAATAACGAAACATATATAGCGATGTCCAATGGGTATATTCAAGAAGCTTTATCTTGGCTAATTGAAGATAACATTTGCAAAGATGTGTCTGTTGAATCTTCTATTGTTGGGGATACGGGAAAATCTCTGCTGATTAACGTAACTGTAGTGAAGGCAGATGATTCTGTACTGCAATACTCGTATATCTGGAAACAATGACTTGACTAAAATATGACTTTTAGATGATTGTGACCGGAAGCAAAAAGGGGAGAGACCGGAATTAACCAATCTCTCCCGATTTGGAGGTGACAAATGTTATAGCACATTCATCAAAGCTGGCTCTGGATTACCTAGCACGTAATTCAAAACCGGAATGTTATGTTATCCACACCAATGGTTTTCATAACGAAGTTGTCTATCACAAAGACAGTTACCCTATTGCTAGGGTTACGTTACCCTATCGCTAAGGTTACGTAACCTTATCCCTAAGGTCACTAAGGGGAATATATCAACCCTTTGGTGATCATTCAAGAGTATTATCTAATGATTACCAGAAAAATTGCTGAAACATATCAGCATGACAAAAAGCAATCAAATTATACGAAAAAACAAAGTACAAAGAAAAATTACCTTTCCGCATATCAAAAACCAAATCGTGATAAAATATATGGGTTTTTAATGCGGTTAGCTATGAACCGTATGATTACGGGAAAAATGTTTTTAGCATTAAATCAATTATTGTTTTTGGTAACAACTGGTCGCCAATCCCCTTCACAACGCCATATCAGCAACATTTCAGGGGTTGGTTTACGAACCATCCAGAAGGCCATTCAATATGCTCAAAGCATCGGCCTGTTGGTTGTTACCCCTCAATATCGCAAGGTTAATGGACACGGCAGAAGGGTTCAAAACCACTATTTATTCAATGAAATCAATGACTTCGAGTTTAAGCGCAAAAAGTGCGTAGGTTCTAAATCAGATTCATTTATTAATAGGCAAGTACGAGAAAAAGAGCAGCTTTCTAACGTTATCGCCTTCATGAGTGAGTTTAATTTGACGTTTGACCACCGAAAATTTGCTATTGAATAGGCGAATTTAGACCTAACATACATAACTGGTCATGATTATTGGGCGTGAACAGGGAAGGTGTGTTCAATGAGTGATAAATTACTTCTGGAAATACGTGAAAAATTTCCTGAAATCGAATTCAGATTAAAGATAAAGAACAAGCAGTTATATCTTGTGCCTAATATCATACCTGAATGGGCAGATTATAAAGAAGAAAATCACGTAACAGAAATATTAGATGAAATGGATAAACCTGTTACGTACGAAAAATTCATGGAACTATCCAAAAAGAGGAATGACGACTTCTTTTTGTTTGCTGATGGAATTGTGTTTTCATCATTCGATAATTCAACCGATCAAATACCAGTTTTGATAAATGGAAAAAGAGAATTGGTATCGAGGCATTTTAATGGGGATTTATTGATCAATAATGTTGGGTTGATAAATTCGAAGGGTGAAATCGTAGAGTATGATGAAGATGAAGAAATTAATTTTCTGTAACCATCTCAAAGTGGGTTAAAAATCATTAACTCGAATCGCGCAAACATTACCAAACATTAAATGTTGGCATAATGACGTTTATGCATATTTTTCTCATTTTTGGGAGAATAAATTTAGGTACACCTTCTCCTATGAAGGCACGGATAAAGATAACTGTCAATCGTCTCAAAACATGTAGCTTCATATATTATCATCTAGGTGTAGCTATATGTATCTGAATGAAGATGTAGCTATATGTTTTATTTGCTTCATAAAGCTACATGAAGTTGATGCTTTATCTTCATAATGGTATATGTAGCTACCACTTGGAGGTGACATATGAAGCAGGTTATTGTTATAGCCAATAGAAAAGGCGGAACTTCTAAATCCACGCTGACTCAAGTAATGGCACAGGTTCTGGCTAAGGGCGGAAAAGAAGTTACCATCATTGATGCTGATCCAAACAAACCACAGGTCAGATGGAAAAAAGGCACGAGTGACCTAGATATAAAGGTCGTTGGTGATGTAGACGAAGATAATATCGTATCTACCATCAATGGCATTAAATCAGGTTATGTTCTGGTGGATCTTGAAGGTGTCGGTTCCCTTCTTACTTCCAGAGCGATCATGAAATCTAATCTCGTTATTATTCCTGTACAAGCCAGCGCACTAGATACAACTGAAGCAGGGAAAACAGTTAGATTGATCCAGAAGGAAGAGGAAATTCTGGAAAGAGCTATTCCTTATAAAATCATTCTGACCAGAACCAATCCGGCTATTAGGAGCAAAATTGAGAAGAAAATTCTGGATGATCTTAATGAACTGAATCTACCTGTTTTGAAAAATCAGTTGAATGAACGTTCAGCCTTTAAAAGCATCTTTGTTGATAGGGTATCTCTCTACGAATTAGATCGCACAAAGGTAAACGGCGTAGAAAAAGCCATCCAGAATGCTGAAAACGTAACCAATGAAATCTTCGGGGAGTAATCGTTATGAGTGGTAATATGTTCCGTGATGATGATGAAGATCTAAAGAAAATCGATCGTGTTTCCGAAGAACATGGTTTCAAATCCAGAGAGAAACAACGAAAGCGTAATGCTGTTGGGGCAACTATCCAGCTTAACGTGAAACTGGATACCGAAACCCACGAGAAATTCCAGAAATATGCAGAACAGTTTCCCGGTGCCGGTTATCGGGTGGTCATTCAGAAGCTTCTTGAACAAGCTGGATTTTAAGAAACGTCCAATAGCTATAACTAGCCCCTGATGTGACTAGGTAATGGTATCTGTGTGGAGGGCTATTATGTTCTCCACACACAAGGTTCAGCAAATTCGATGCCATGTTCCATCCATCTGGAAAGAGCATTGATACAAGCGACAACACCATCAATCTTATCTTTTGATGATGTGCTTTCCTTTTCTACGTGTATTAGCCCGGTATTATTCATTTTTGCATAACAATTTAAGCAATTCCAGACCATGATATCACTATGAAAATGTATTCTTTTTTCAATGATGAGTGTTTTGAACAGCTTAGATGGATCGTTTAAATTACCCATTGATTGATCTACATAATAAACAGTGTCTGCACCAAACCTGTTCTGCAATGATTGAGCCATCTGTGTTGCATTCCATCTATCAAATGCAATCTCAAACACGTTACCTTTTTCATATTCATATTCTAGTTTTTTCTGGATGGTTTCAAGGTCAATAATATCCCCATCGCACTTGGTTAATAATCCTCTATTAACCCAATCTACGTATTTTGTATTTTCTGGCTTGGTTAGATTGATTGATGGTGTGTAATACTCTGGGTAAACATAATAATGATATTTCTCATCTTCTTCATTGTATTTTTCATATACTTTAACATAGACGAGCATATCTTCTGCATATGCTAGATCAACACCAATTATACATTTATCATCCTTAAAATGCGTTTCTGGGACGTTAAGGTCATTACAGGCATAAACATATTCAGGCTGTAACCACTTGTCAGAAGCACTGTACCAAACGTCTAGGTGCTTAGTGAATGTTTCAGCTTTGGTTTCAGGCCATGCTTTGGTTCTCAAGATGTTGTCTTTAATGGTCTCCTGATTAACAGACGAAAACCAACCGGGATTAGCCTTTTGCCATGTTAAAGGAGAGTAAAGATCATCTCCTGAATCAACCGTCCAGACGCATCCAAAAACAGAGTCATCTTTAAAGACTGGATCTTGGTCATGTAGACCCTGCAGAAGTTTCTTGATGTAAGAACTGTATGAGAAACCGAAACTGTTAAAGTTGGTGCCAGCAGTTGTAATTGCCACCATAAGAGACTGGTCACGTTTGGCAGCACCAGAGTTTAAAACATCCCATATTTCAGAACTTGGATGAGCATGAATCTCGTCTACCAGAGCGCAGTGAATGTTCAGACCGTCAAATGATTTTGCTTCCTTAGAGAGAGACTTAAATGTGCCGCCTTTATCCGCATTACAAAGGATGGTGTCTCGTTTGAAAGCCACCTTAAGATGGTCGATGATCCTTTTATTTTTTCCATAATTTATCTGCTTCAAAACAGAACCGAATAGAATGTTGGCCTGCTCTCTTTTGGTAGCTGCAACGTATATTTCTGGCGACCATTCATCGTCCAACGTGAGCATGTACAGCCCAAAGAGGGCCATCATCGCAGTTTTTCCAGAACCTCTTGGACACTCCAGATAGGCGATCTTGTAAGAACGTTTGCCTTTATGGGGGCCAGTCTTATGTTTCCAGCCTAATAGCTGACTGAATACCCATATCTGCCACCATGAAAGAATGAATGGCTGTCCACCTAATGGGCCAATCAGATGGTCAAAATAGCGGCAAAATGCAAAGAACTTAAAGCCGGGAAGTGGATCAAAATAATATGGACAGTTTGGATCTTGTTTTTTTCGTTCTTCCCTCTCAACCGCATACTTTACGTAATCACATGAAGGGATTGTTCCATTTTGAATTTGTCTAGAATAAAAAAATGAATCATCATTCGAGAGGAACTCATCTTTTTTAACATTCAGAAGGTATTGATATCCTTCATTATATAATTCCTGATCTTCTAATCTTGTATAATCTCTCATAAAAATTCTGGTTATTTGTTGTAATCATATTATTTAATAAAAAATGGTGCCAAATGGGATATATTTAGCACCAATAAAACGACAATTATTATAATTTATTCTTATATTGTATTTGTTTTTATAGTTATTGCGTATTTCTTTATTATGTATTCTGATTACGTACTGGATGAAGCACTATCAAAATCATAGTCCATATACGTGAATGATAATTCAGAGGTACCACTTACAATCGTATTAGAAGGAGATTCTGCTAACAAAGCATTGGAGATGCTAAGTGTATCGCCAGATCTAAAAACTAAACTGATATTAAAATAAATGTTGTTCACAAACAAATCATCAAAATCAAAACCAGAATAATGAACGATGGTAATTCTTAAGCTACCGGGAACTTTCTCCCATTTAAGGACGCCAGTTAAAGGCCCCATATTTGATTCAGCGTATGTTCTATTTTCTCGTGGTGAAACCCATGTAGCTTCTTCTGCTGTAGGAATATAAACAGCATTGATATGTAAACTCGCTATACCTTGTGTGTATTGTGTTACTGCCATACATTGACCTTTCTATTTTATTATTTTTCTACTGTAAGATTTATAGCAATCTGTTTTAGCCCTTGAGCCAGATATACAATCATCGAAACATCCATTCTTCCGATAACGCTAGAATCAACTGATACAGAAAGATTTGTCTTAAAATCAGCAAGATCGGTACAGATGAGGTCAGAAATCAGGCTATTATAGATATTGATACAATCACTCCTGATAGAACTAGGAGTAACCACGTATGATACGACCGGCAATGTATCACTATCACCCATGATAATTCTGGGATTATCGATGTATTTAGATAAACCAGAACGGTATGTCTTGGCGATATAAACGGCCTGAAAACGTGTTTCTAAGGTTGTATCTCCAATGGTCTCACCTTCCGCATCCGTTGTGGCACCAATGCGGGTATTTTCCAGAGTTGGATTACCGGCTGTATCGCATACGATAGTGCAGAAACCGTTGGCAAAGAGTGTGTTTCTGGTGGATTTGTTCCATCTATTTGCTATGGAAACCTTCCCAACATCCAGACTGAACATCATAAGTGGAAGTGAAGGGTTTTCCTGCACTCTCATAGCAATCTGTGAAACAGCAGAACCTAACACCATGTCGGGATCTAGATCTGTCGGGATGATGATTGCCGAGCATGTTTCTTTGTTAAAATCAGCGGAATCTTTGATTGCCTGTGTGATATCATTCTGCTGATAGACGGTAATATAATGACCGTAGGTTTCTTCAGCATAGCTCCATGTGCCGGTAAAATAGTTGTCTAAAGCCTGAATTGCTAAGGCAGAATTATAACGGCCAGTGATAATATCAAAGGATACGTTCCCGATGTTGGGGAGCGCATTGTTGAGATTTACCAGATCACTTTCAGCTACTGTGACGGTTTCAGAATCAATGCCTGTAACAGTGATAGTCCCTACGTTTGGAATGGTAAGTTTATCACCCACTACGTAACCTGAACCTGCCCCATTAATCTTTACGGATGCGGGTGTGAAAGCAGTCTTTGCGTCATTGCTGGTGGACGTAATATCGAACGTGGCACCAGTACCAGAGCCACCAGAAGCAGATACAGCAGTACCAGCCATATCGGTCGTCTGTGATGTAGTCAGAAGGCTCGTGTTAATTTCTGTGATGTTGCCATTAGAAACTGTTTCGGTAGATGTGCCTTCAATAACGTTCAGAGCATAAATGGATGTTGATACGTCAATGGATTTGTATTGGCTGACGATCTTGTACACATCGCTATCTGTGCCGAAGTCAGTCCCTAATTGGGATAGAGTGGTGATAACATATAACTCTGGATTGGTGGCATAAGCTGAATTTGCGGAAGCCTTACCAATAACCAGAACATTAAAAGAATTATCCGATGCAATGTCACTATCAACAGTAATATTAACACTGACACCCGGAATAGAATATGAATTTGGTATACCTATAATACTCATACTTTATTATTTTCTCCATAAGGTGAATTATGTGTATTTATGGAGAAAATAATTCTAAGTATTATATCTTATTCATGGTTTATTATTCATCAATAAACATTCATTATCGTATATATAAGATTTATTATTTCAGAATAGTTTACTCATACCTTCTACATTAACAACCAAAGATGAACTTGGAATTTTTACATTAGATGTAGTGGTTGAAATGCTCTTAAGCGGAACTGTAGGAGGAAGATAACCATCAAGATAATCAATCTGACAGGGTATCTCATAATAGACGCAATAAACTTCATAGGCGTCTGAACAGCATGCTTCTATTCTTTGGAAATTATGAAGCTTAAATCCATTGATATATCTGTCAGAATTTGGTGGTTGCCAGTTATATATTGAATGATTGAGATCAGGTAATAGATCATTCACGAACTGATAGTGGCTTTTAGATCCGGTAATATCATCTGATACATTCAGAACCACAGTGCAGCACAAGGTTATATCCAGAAACTGTCCCATTGATTCATTGGTCAAGTTATTCGTCACGTCCCCAAACTCAATCGTAAAACCAACGGCAGGCATCTGATCTACATTAGGTTGAACTTGGGATATGAATTTTTCTTTCCCAGAGATTACCGTCACATATCTAAAGAGTTTGGTGTTGGCATTAACCTGTTTAACAACTTCTTTTAGATCGAGCAGAGGCGATGGGTTGTTTTGTATCGAAAGATCTAGAGCAATTGAGGGTTTAACTTCTTCATTATCAGATGCGTCAACGGTAGCGTATGAATCACTCTCTATAGAATAACTATCTGCCATTACGTTCTACCCCCTGCTATTGCTGGAGTTTTGTAATTCGCCAGTAAGAACTTATATCCGTTGTCAAAATAATTAGTCTGCTGGCCACCTCTCTGGTCAAACATATTTTTAGTCAGATATTTTATGGCAGTATCAATAGGGAGTGGAACTTGCCCGTTGACGTCATATATACCACCTACATAATCAATGATGATGTTCTTGTATTTGTAAAAATAATCCTGAATGAACAATGGATAAGAGAACATCATGCGCGGATTGGCACTGTCATAATCCATAATGAAATCCTGATTTTCAACTAGCTGGATCTTGTTTGTTGATTGCCATGATCCAACCGTAACAGACTGAATTGAATCAATATCTGGGGTAGGAAATTCTATCCATTGATTGACGTTCCCATTCATTCCCCCAGAAAATGTTGATCCAGACTGCTGCCATGATCTGAAATAACCATCATTAACCTCGGCTTCACCACGCGAAATAACCAATCTAATAGGTCTTTTGCCCAGAGGTGTACCGATATACTTTTCGATAATGCCTGTTGCGGTATCAGCCAGAGCGTCAATAATTACAGCGCTATCGGGTGATATTGCACCAACATAATCATAAAGAGCATTTTTATCGCCTTGGTAGGCACTTACATCATTTGTTTTTAAAGAATATAACATATAATAACCTTAATAATAATGATGATATTTACGATATAGTTCCGTTATTTATTTCTGAAAGTTTGTGTTTTGTATTAGAAGTGAATTAATTTTGAAAATTAGTGTGAGTTATTTCTTTATAAATTTATCTTTTGGAGACGCACTATTGTCAATGTTATTTGATACGCACAAACCTTTTTTGATTAGGTAGTCAGCGATATCCTTTTTAACATTTTTAATCTCTCCGGTTTTATTCCCATCATAATCTTTTATGAATTTTATTGATTCCATCTGTAATACCTTAAATATTAACTTGTAGATAATTTACTTATATTAAAATTAAATAATATCAGATAATAATTATGTTAGGTATTTTATGAAATATATTACTTCTATTAAAGATAATGGCTATCTTAGCTATGAAATCGTTGATTCTTCATTTTCAGATGATGAATGCTGTATCTGCTATCATAAAGAATCTGGTGTCACTCAATACTCAAAAAACCATAAACGTCATAGAGTTGATGGGCCTGCCATATTCTCGGACGATGATGATTTATGTTTGTTTTTCATAGAAGATCATAACATAACCGCTGAAGTTACCAGATTGATGCAGAAGGGTATTCTAGGTTCAGATTGGAGAAAGTGGAACAAGAAGGATATTCTCTATTTCAAGATGAAGTTCGTATAACAATTCAGGCTTTAGGTTTGATCAAGATAGATTGGTCTATGAGTGTTTTTATGCGCGGGTTAATTCTATCCATAACAACATCAAACAAGGGACGGCCTCTAACTTTAACCATTACGCCATTCTTGTTCTCTCTGGATGAACCAGCAAAAAGGGCTGTGGCGTAACGGGTATCAGCGATAATGCTCAACCACATCCCTACCCCTTTTTTCTTCCTTACTCTGGCCTTGAGTGATCTGGCGAGGGTTCCTGTTTCTGTATGTGGAAGATCCTTATTTTCTGCCAAATCTGGCTCGTTCAGTAATTTTCTAGCTTCCTTAATAAATTCTTTACCAATTAGCTGCAGAGCGCGTTTTAACTGATCTTCATCTAAATCTAGGCCTTTATCGACCATAATATCCATTAAAATACCTTTCCCTTAATATCCCTTTCTCTGATATCTTTACGGTTGATTACCATCTGTAAATTCACTCAACTTAATCATCATGTATCTGTTTTCCTGACCGGCTGGCTGATACCCAATGACCTTGAACAGTTTCTTTTTGATAGATCTGTCTGGTTGCCATTCGTTCACATAGCACATCATGTTGTTGGCTATTCTAGATAACCAGTTTGTATATGCAGTATGTGTCCACCCATTCTCTATAACCTGAACACCATTAAGGTCTGATAATTCATTGATGGGTTGTATCTCTGCCCAATCTTGAAACAATGTCTTAAATGTAAAATCGTTCTTCATTGTTTCTTCATTTAATTTCATAACTTTTTCGTAAAATGTTAATTTCTGTTTTCTGTCATTCATACAAATTGCCCACGGAATAATAATGATTATTTAGCCTCCAATATATAGCTACCACTACCACTAGAATCATATAGCTACCACAACATGAAGATACATCTAGCTACATGAATCACAATCTATATGAAGCTACACCCGCCAACCATCACCACTCCTTCCGTCTGCAGCAGCTATAACCACGGCCATGACGACAGCAGCAAAGCAGACGCAGCAAAGCAGACTGTTGAACGTGCGGAACTTCCGCATATTCGCCAGCATATTCGCCGCACGTTCCGCTTTTTCCGCTTTTTCAGGGAGAAACCATTTCCGCATATTGGATCTCTTATATGCGGGTTTTTCTGGCGAATATGCGGAAAAATCGAGCCAATCTGCTATTTCAGAATAGTATAACAACGGCAAAAAATGGCGGTTTTCTGGGACTTTAGTATAAAATATATAAAAAATTATTTCTAATCTGCTAATATGCGGAATATATTCCAGAGCTAATAAAACACCCCAAAAATGGCCTGTATTGGCTGTTATTATAGCTGTGTGGCTGCTCTCAAAATTTTTCCGCAT